TTATTTGATATAGCTATTCAATTACAGACAAATAAGAAATTAATTAATGATTTTGGACAGTTATTCTTTGATATAGGGAAAGAGGAAAAAAGTACAAAAAAGAGTATAGATGAGTTTATTACTGAGAATGATATTAAGGTCAAGGCATTCTCAACGGGACAAACTACTAGGGGTGAAAATTATAAACAATTTAGACCAGATCTTATAATCCTAGACGATATAGAGAACTTAGACACGATAGATAGTGAACCAAAAACAGAACAGGTTAAGAGATTTATGGATGAATTATTGGGCGGATTAGACGCTAATGCTCAAATAATAGTTCTAGGCAATAGATTAACAAATAATGGTAGCATCACTTATTTTGAAGATAAAGTTAGAGATAACCATAATGCTTATTTATGTGATATTCCGGTAATTAAAGATGGAGTTATAACTTGGGATAGTAAATATTGCCACACAGATAAGGAATCAGAAGCAACAGGAAAAGTAAGTCTTGAAAGCAAAATACGAATACTTGGTTATCAAGCTTATAATAGAGAAATGCTCAATATTCCGATTACACCGGAAGAACAAGAATTTAGAAAAGAATGGTTCAGATATATAACAAGACAAGAAGTAGAAGCTAAAAATACTCGTAGATTTTTAACAATAGATCCGGCAATGAGTAAAGATACTCACGCAGATTATACTGGATTTTGTGAGAACTATGTAGATATAGAAAACTTTTGGAATATTTCAGCTTATAGAATGAGATTAAATCCAAAGGAATTAGTTGATTATCTTTTCACTATACACGATAAAAGACAATTTGAAATTATAGGAATTGAAAAGACCGCTTATTTGGTAGGATTAAAAAGTTATATTGATGATGAATGTAGAAAAAGAAATAAGTTTTTGCCCATTGTGGAGTTATCTCATAATCAAACAGCAAAGGAAACGCGCATAAGAGGTCTAATACCTAGATATTCTAGTTATTCTATAAAGCATATAGACAAAGAATGTAAAGATTTAGAGGATGAATTGTTTAGTTTTCCTCGTTCAATACACGATGATACTATGGATGCTACTGCTTATCAATCATTTTTAGCAGAAAAACCATCTAATCTTGATCAAGTTATAGAAGAAAATGGCATTTTATACTCTGATATTGGAATATAATTGACTTTTTATCTATAAAAATCGTATATATTAGTGAAATAAACTAAAAAAATGAACCAAACAATTATAGATAAAATAGTATCTCAATCAATTAATGAAATATCTTTTGCTCGGTCTTATAAAAACGGAAAAATCACAAATTGGCAGAAAAATGAAGATATTTATTATGCTAAGAAATCAAAACCATTAGACTCACGGGCTAATGTTGATTTAGCGAGGGGACAAGAGTTTGTCCATACTTTACTTTCTAAAATAGATAATCCATTAACTTTTAGATTTAGTAAAAGAAAAGAGTCACAATTATCAAGGGTTCAGAGGTTAAATGCTCTAAAAGAAGTAGATAGAAAGAATGACTTTTGGGATATTAAAGATTTGGCAGGAAAGAAACAAATGATAATTTATGGTAGAACTATCAATTCTTATTATGCTGATGAAGTTAATGGATATAAACCACATCTAGAAAATATAGATGTTTATGATTTTTTGATTGACCCATCTGCTGGTGGAATAGACATTGAACAAGGAATGTATATGGGTGATTATGGAGTGGTAAAAATGAGATGGGAATTAGAAGCAGGAATTAAAAAAGGTGATTTTTTAAAAATACCTACAAGAAACTTACTCAATGGAGTGGGAAATAATACGGAAAGACCACAAGAAGAAATAAATAAACAAAACAGAGAGAGAGGACAAAATACAATTGGACAAACAGAATTACAAAATAATGATAAATTTAAATTTTGGAGATGGTTCACTACTTATCAAGGAGAAAGATATTATTTACTTTTACAAGAAAATGGTACTTGTATTAGATGTGAAAGATTAACTGATATATTCTCACCAACAAAAATGTTTCCTTTGGGTGCTTTTCCTTATTGGACTTATGCTGCTTACCCGGATTTAACAGAATTCTGGACTCCATCACCAATGGATTACATTAGAGAAATATTTATGGCTCAAAATGTAAGCATAAATCAAATGCTTGATAATGCGGAAGCTATAAATAAACCGATGAGATTTGTTAATGTTTCTGCTATTGAAAACTTAGCAGAACTTAAATATAGAAAAGATGGATGGGTTAAAGTTAAGGGTGGATATGACCCGAACAATGCTTACAGCATAATGAATACCCCGTCAATCAATACTCCCATTCAGGTATTTAATATATTAGAATCAATACAAGAAAAATCTTTAGGTGTAACAAGCGGAACAAAAGGAGTAGCAGATGAAGACGGAAAAGTTGGTATTTATGAGGGAAATCAAATAGCTACCGCAGATAGATTTAATTTGTTTAATAGGTGTTATTCTGTTGCTTATGAAAGAATGGGTAGATTATGGGAAATAGGTGTTAGAGATAATCTTACCAAGAAAGTAGCAGTAGACATAATTGGTCCAGAGGGAATAGAAACAGAAGAAGTTTCACGAAGAGATATTTTCAGGAAAAATGATGAATTTGGAGTAATAGTCCAATCTTCTAATGATGAACTTATAAAATCCACAAAAGAAACTGCTGCTAAAATACAATTTTTACAAACAGAAGCCGGTAATCCTAATTTACAATTAAATCAAAAGAAAGCTTTTGAAATTAAAGCTACGGCTCTTAGATTTAGTGATGATGAGATTAAGGAATTACTAGATGTTTCGGAATATGGAAACAACAAGATTATGAGTGAGGCGGCAAGAGATATAGAAAGATTATTAGACGGAGAAGATATATTCCCAAATGAAATAGCAAATAATGCTTATAAACAGAAATTTGTTGATTATATGAAAGACCATAAAGAAGATTTGACTGATGAACAATATAATAGACTAACAAATTATGTGATGTCATTAGATGATGTAATTGTTAACAACGAAGCTAGGTCGATTAACAATTTTCAAATAAAACAATTAGAAAGTGGCAATGTTCAAGAATTGCCAGAAGTAAATCAGGAAGTAGTCGAAGAAAATCCGTTAATAAATAATCAAAATGCTTAAATATAAAATTAAAAAGGAAAATAGTGATATATTAGATACAGAGATTATTCAAACTGGTGGTAAATTAGAATTAACACCAAGACAACTAAAATCTAATATAGATAAAGTAGAAAAGTTTTTAAAAGAAATAGAGGCAAAACAATCTTATTACGAAGCAGTAATGAAGAATATTGAGGATAGTGACCCTGAAGTTAAAGACTTATCAGAAAGAGTATTGACTGCTGCTTTTTTGTATAGAGAAGCAATGGGTTTTGTTAATGAAGCATTAAAAAAATCATTAGAGTTTAGAGAGGCATTGGAAAGTGATAAAAAAGCCTTAGAAGATATTAAGAGTCAATGTAATCTTAAGTTTTAATTATGGATAAAAAAGAAATTAAAAAAGATATTAAAACTTATGCTAGTCTTAAAACATTATTAGAATCTGATGGTGGTAAAATATTAATAAATCTTCTTAAAAAAGATATATCTAACACTGTGGAAAATATCTCTTCTAATTATAAAACTTTGACTCATATAGAGTTTATATCATTAGCTGCTTCAATATCAGAAAGAATGAATATATTAAGAGTTTTAGATAATTCAAAAACCAACTTAGATCTAGCTAGGGAAGCATTAGAAGAAGTTGACGATAATGAATAAAAAATCGTATATATTAGTGATTGGTCGATTTCTGCCCACAATATGGGTAGAAATTGCCTAACCAGCAACTCGGAAGAGTATAAATTTTATGAGGATTGGGAGACTCTGATAAAACCCCGCTAGCAGAAGCGAAAATCTGTTAAATTTATGGAAGAAAACATAAACGCTCAAACTGAAGAGTCTAAAAACAGTGAAGTGGAATCCGAAACCACTGTCAACGATGAGGGCACTCAAAACGAGACAAAAAAAGAGGAAACTGTCGGCGAAGTTTTTGAAGAGAAAAAAGTCGTTCCTGAGTCTGTTCTTATTAAATATAAGAAAGAATTAAAGGAACAAAAAAGACTTAACTCTGAATTATTAGAAAAACTTACAAAGATTAACGAGTCAGACTCAACTGAAAAAGAAATGTCTGACGATGTAAAATCTCTTGCTGACGAGTATAACATTGACGATAAGTTTCTTAAGAAAATGTTTAATACTATAAAAAAAGAGACAGAAGAATCTCTTAAGTCTGAATTGGCTTCTAAACTTAAACCTTTTGAAGAAAAGGAAAAAGTAGAAAAGTCTAAGAAGATTTTTGAAGAACATTATAATAAAACTTTGGAAATGATGCCTGAATTTAAAGACATTGCTAACAAAGAAGTTATTAGAACTCTGGCTCTAGACCCAAGAAACAAAGATAAGACTTTTATTCAATTATTTGAAGAGTCTTACGGTCACCTCATAAAAGGCAAAAGAACATTAGATGCTTCTAAGCCAAGAGGCGGTAATGAAGAGTCCGAAATTGACTATGCCAGAGCTAAACAAGATACAAGTTATTTTAAATCAATAATGGATAATCCTGAATTGAAGAAAAAATATAATTCAAATTTAGAAAAAAGGCTTGGTCTATAATCATCTTCAACAAAAAATAAATGTCATTAACAGATTTTAAACCTCAGTTTGATAACGCTTAACTACCTAATAGGCGTTGTAAAAGGGCTTTAACTAGGGGGAACTCCAGAACGGACAATCCCTAACCAGCAGAGAGGATAACGTAAAGGCCTCTCGGGCGTGCGTAACGGTCAGCAGTGAATAAATATAATCTGCATTAATAAGCCCATAGGATAGTTTGCACTTTGACAATACATATAAATATGATACAATTGTTGTATAACTATTAAACAAAATTATGTTTAATCAAAAAGAATACAACAAGAAATATAGACTTGAAAATCCTGAAAAAATAAAACAGATTCAAGAAGAGTTTATAAATCAATGTAAAAAAATTGCATCAAATCATTTATAAGTATTGTTTCATAACTATTTTATATGATATGACCTGAACAGTATAGGAATATACTGAAGCAAGAAATAGAAAGCTTGCGATAACATAATGTATCAGGAAGTTTTCCAGAAGGTGCTTGTCGCCAAAGCGATTATGAATACTCGCTTTGAATCAGTCCTTAAATACGGTGAGTCCGTAGAAAGAGTTGCTTACGATATCTCTAACGTGAGAGTAAGAACAGTATCTCGTGGTTCTGCTTCTACCATTGATGCTATCACCGATACATCCGAATTATTAACTATCAATTTGGAAAAAGAAGCTGTCTTCCACATCTCTGATGGTGAAGTAAAGCAAGCTGGTCCTTTAAATCCCGGTGAAGTAATCGGTGGACAAATCGCTATTAAAGTAGCTCAAGATTTAGATGCTCGTTGTTTTGCCGAAGTATTAAATGCTGAACAAACTTTTGATACTGGAGACTTAACTACATTAGTTTCTACTGGAGTTCCAATTTCCTTAACTTCAACTACTGTCCCTCAGATGGTTACTAGAATGCCAGCTAAACTTAAGAGAACTAACAACCAAATTATGACCAATATGGCTATGGTTGTTGACTCTTACGCCTCAGCTGATATCCAGCAATATCTTTTGGGTAAACAATATTCTATCGTTGATAGTGTATTCAAAAATGGTTATACTGGCGATATTAGCCAAGCAGAACTCTATGTTTCTGAAAACTTGACTTCTACTTTGCTTTATACTTTTTCAAGTGGTCTTGCTAGCGATGGTGATACTATCACCTTTGGTGGCGTAAAATTTACCTTGAAGACTGCTTTGTCTTCTGGTCCTGCTGTTGCTGGTGAAGTTGTGTTGGGTGCTACATTCGCGGATACTATTACTAATTTGGCTGCTGCCATTAATGCTCCGGGAACTACGACTGCTACCTACACCGCTTTGTCTGCTGCTAATCAACTTATCTTAACTGATACTTTGAAAGCCGCTGCCACTGGAACTGCTACAACTTTGACTATTGTATGCACTGGTGCTGGTCGTATTACTGCTTCTGAAAATGCTTCCAATATTGCTCTTACTTCCAATACCTTACATTGTTATTATGGAAAGAAAGGAGCTATTGACTTGGTAATCCAAGATATGAAAGAAGTAGATATGCGTCCGACTTCTGATAGACGAGGTACTAATGTATTTTCTAGCTATTTGGCTGGTATTAAAACCTTTGCCGATGGTGCACGCAAGTTCTTAAATGTAAAGATTGCTGCCTAGTCTTTCTACTCAGTCCCTCTTTTGGGGGATTGAGATAGGGAGATTTAATACCCTTTGGATTGCCCTTGAGCTTTCAAGTGTTCTCAATATGACTCACGCTCCTGTTATTTCTGAAGTTTAAGTTTTTACTCTGCCTCTTATGGGGGCAGGAATAAGAAATTAAATTATGAATGGACAAGAAATTATAAATTTATTTAGATTATTAGTAGACGACACTACAGAATTAAGTAGTGCTGAAGAGTTAGCATTGGCTAATAGAATTTATAAACAAATTTGCTCTCAAAAACATTGGGAGTTCTTGAGAAAATCAGCAATAGGAACACAATCAATAACTGTTCCTTATGTTGCATTAGCTTCTGATTTCAAATTTTTTACAGAAAACTCACAATATACTGATATTTCTGAGGGGCAAGATAACTCAGTATCAAAAGTAGTATTCGTTGGGCCAAACTATCAACCTTATAAGATAATTAATTACTCTGATAGACGACAATATAGAGATAAAGACGGATATGCTTATGCTGATATATTAAATAATAGATTATATTTTACAAAACAACCTACAACCGCCAATTCTTTTGAATATGATTATATCGCAACACCAACAGATTTAACTATGAGTACATCACCGGTATTTTTAACAGATTATCATCCTATGATAGCTTATGGTATGGCAGTAGATGATTTCGCTATTCAATTATTTGATAAAGCAAAAAGTTATGCTAACGAAAATCAAAAAAAATATGATAAATATTTTGAGGACTTAGCATACTATAACGCTCAATTAAAATGTAATTAAAAATATGCCATTAAAAAAAGGAGGAAAAAAGGCAATTCAATATAATATCAAAGAATTGATTGCCGATAATAAAAAATCAGGAAAAGAAAGAGGTGTTGGTGGTAAGAAAAGACCAATGAAACAAATTTTAGCAATTGCTCATAATGTTGCTAGTCTTAAAAAAAGAAAATGAATTCAAAAATAGAAAAATTCTTATCAGGAGTACATAATTTAGCAGATGACGAGATTATACCAAAAGACTCCGCTCAAGACTCACAAAATTGGCTTACAGAAGATGGTAAGATTATTTTGTCTTATGGAAAAAACCTAGTTGGACAAGAAGGTGGGGTAGGTAAAATATATGGAGAACATTTTGGTTATAAAGTAGATGGATCTAAGGTTCATTACAGAAAAATAGGAACTAAAATTCAATATTTAAATGGTTCTACTTGGACAGATATAATAACGGGATTATCAACAGTAGATTGTACCTTTGCCAACTATTCATCTTTAGCTGGTTCTTTTACTTTTATAGGTTCAAGTGATGGACTTTAT